TAAAACTTCCATCACCATTCTTTATATATGACTTTACTTTGCAACCGCCCCCGGGAGATATAACAGCACGTCCTTTGAAATATGTAATGCGATTATAAGCTATTTCCGGAACAAATAATCGTTTACGAAAATAGCCTGATTCCATTTCCATATTCCCTTCATCGTCTATCATACCACCAGAAACACCTGTAATGAAATTACCGAATTTTGCTATTTTATTAACCAAGATTCCACCAAGCAATGAAAGAAGGTAATTCGTTTCATCTTGCTGATCTTTCCGAAGAAACATTTTCAATGATCTGAGAGCAGAAAACACATTACTATCTGAAGGGGGAGTTGAATCATTTACTTTGATAACATATACGCTACCACTTCCGTTTCCTGTATATACCTGTCCCTTATAGGTCAGTGCATCAACTTTATCTTCAATTTCTCCTATACGAGAATAAGGCATACTCTCACCTATCGTATAAACAGGCGAATCCCAAGGAACATCAAGACTCATTTCCCATCCCAAGACACGTGAGATACGTCCGTTCTCAAAATAGGTATCATCTACGAGATTTATTCTTTGCCCGAACTCGAATGTGCGTGAAATCAAATCTTCATGCACCCAATCACTTCTTAATGTTACCGGATAGGTACCGTCATCCTTCTTTACCTTCTCAGCATATTTCTGTGCTTTATCTTTCAGCTCCTGCTCAGCCTCCGGGATATACTGATCTGATACAAGCTGGATGTTAAATCCAGAAAGGATATACTTGTCACCGTTTGCAGGATACATCATATCATCTGGCAAAGGGCGGCCGTAGTTCTCATTTCTTACTATCTCCCAAAGTTGTTCGCCCCTACTCTCATCTTTGGGATCAGGATTGAAAATTACACCGAACGCCATGCCGTTCAGTTTACCAGATTGGAAGGTGATCTGAAGCTCCTGTCCTTCGATAATATACTCTTCCTTGAATGTAAGTCCACTATCTTTGTAACGATAATAGGTGACGGTTTCCTTGGTGCCATCCTCACTCTCTACTTTCTCAGTACGGGTGTGTACATCGGAAAGGGTACCAACCTGGCGAGGATAGACATCGTCGAAAACAACCACATCCTCGATAGCTTCTTCCTGTGACATGCCTTCGTATGCGTCTATATAAGGAGTGTCAGCCGGAAGCATAAGCCGTTTCTGGACTATTCCATTGATTACCACTTGCTCGTCGGTAGGCCGGTAGTTTGTAGGAATATTTTTAGTAGAACCAAACGCATAGATACGGGTGGCATAAGTGCCCTCACTTTCGCTGCGAGTGATATTTGACGCTTCAACTCCTCGCTCTATTTTCACGGCATCACCGAACTCATTTCGCCCAAAATGAATTACGTTATCCGTGATCCAGCAATCGCAGTTCCACTTATCCTCACCAGCCATGGAGAATAGGGCATCTAGCAGATTTATGTTATCATACGTCATCGCTACGGCCTTGTTCTCCACTGTATCATCTATGCTAAATGTAAAATCCGTCCCTTTATAGGTATACCCTAGCGCTTTCAAATTACGAAGGAATACCCCTAACTGAACGTCTAATGCCGCTGTAAGCGACCAAGAAGCCTCACCACCAGCTTGTTCTGGTGTATATTTGAAGATTTTATTTTTCCATTTCCAGTAGTAGGCGTTCATCTTAAGCTCGTAGTCATACCCTCCGGTGGAAGTGTTATAGGTTGGCTTCTGAAGGTCTGTTATCTCATAGATTTTCGCCAGCTTTCCACCGAGTGATTCATCCAATACGCCAGACAGATCTACGTAGTCACCCAGCTTGAACGGTATGGGAGATGGCACAGAAAATGGGAGGATGATGTAGTCCTCTTTCATTAGTGTGAACTTTCCCTTTGCCCCTTTATTAATGGGGGTAGAAAACCTTGTCTTTCCAGATATGTCCTTAATTTCAATCATATCCCCAAAGTTCATAAATAGAAAATGGAAGCCCTAAAAATCAAGACTTCCATTCGAAACAATAAAAGAAATGTTCGTTATTCGCTTCTATCCATCGGGTTTGGTTCGCAAAATTTCCCTGAAACCTTGCCAAAACAACGATCAGGACTTAGTCCATAGGACAGACTTTTCCCTAGGTAAACCAGCTTGTAAACTTCATTTCCGAGAGTCGGGACTTTGATGTTTACTGCACCTTTTTCCAGTTCGGCCTGAAAAGATTTCTTCTTTGTCCGATAGTCGTTCTCCGAATTTCCTTCGATGGTAAACTGTAGTGTAATTTCTCGCGAGTCCACTTTTGCGTTGTCGGTTATCACACGTTTTCCATGTTCCAACCGGCTCCCATTCTCGATGTAGTCCTTCATCTCGTTGAATCCGTCGATAGTATCGAGGAAACCGTCCCCCATACGGACACCCCATGTAGCCCATGCATCCTTCCCGTTGATAAATAAATCTCCTGTCATAGTCTTGATGTATTACGTTTTACTTCTGAAATATCTGCCTTAATATCTTTCAAATATTTGGCTGAGTCTTCAGTATTCTCTCTGATTTGCTGTAACTCCAAATAGGAATTGGCCAGGATGGTACGTGTCTCGTCGGCGATGTTGTACATTCCGGTAGCTTGTGCTGTCAATGCACTAATGGAACCTTGTAATTCCGTGATGGCTACCGTTTGTTGCTGCTCTGCTGTTTCAATGCGAAGATTGGACTCATACACGGCAGTAAACCGTCCGCTCAGTTCTCCGGCATCCTCGTGCGTCATTTCGATACCAAATCCGCGGCTGGAGGCTGACTGCTGACCGGAAGAAGGATTCTCCCACCCCATAGCCTGCATGATCGCATCACGTTCGTTCAACGCATCGTTGACCATCTGATCCCATTGTGATTTGAGATTGTTTTGTTCGGAGCTGGACAAAGTACCGTCCGTCATCGAGTTTGCAAAATTCTTATACCATTCTTTCAAGCGGCTTGCATAGGTATCTGACATCATGCTCTCAACCACTGCCTGCTGCATCATTTTCTCGAAATTTTCTGCGAAGTCTTCCGCATCTGATTCCATATCAAGTAGTTGACTCTTGAACTCATCCCGGATAGTGTCAAACGAGGTGTCGGTCAGCTTTTCGCGGTAAGTGTCCTCCAGTTCATCGAGCTGCTTCCAGTATTCAATGTAGCTGTCCATATACTGCGAAGCGTTCTGATATCCATCGTCGGCGTATTGCTTGATTTTTGAGTAGAGGTCAGTAGCGTTGTTGGATACGTTGTACATCTGCTCACTGGTCAGGTTCCAGAAATCACCAGCATTTTTAACTGATACCCCTGCTGCATCACTGACACGTTTCCAGTCCTCGGCAGACATAGCGTCGTTAATTTTCTTATTACTTGAGTGTGTGCCACCGATTCCTAAGAAACCATTGCTGTATGCGGCGGCAGAGCGTTGCATCATCTCTTTTGTATTGGCCATCTGCTCCTCGATATTCTTCTTCTGTTGCTCGTAAAGTTCAGTCGCGTCGGCAACAGCGCTTTCACCCATCTTATCTGCCAGATTATCAAGAGAGGCTTTCAGATCTTGATTGGATATTGTTAGCTTTTCCAAATCGTCTTTCAAATAAGGGTCACTTTCCTTATTTCCGATAAGTCCAAAGGTCAAAGTGTCCCATATTCCCCCAACGGCCCTAAAGACACTACCGAAAAGATTGCCAACAAACCCATCAAGCCCCTGCATTCCGATGGCATCTAAAAGAGAAAATGCGGCTCCAATGATTCCACCAATCTTACTTCCTGCTTCTGTAAAAACATCAATAACCTCGCCTGCCAAGTTCCCGATTTGAGAAAGGGAAATTTCAGAGTTTGAACCAAGCTGGGTAATTACATTCGACAAAGAGATAAGGTTGCTTGTCGTTTTATCTGTCGACTTTTGTACATTGACCTGAGCGTTCTGCTGTCTTTTCTGGGCATCATTCAGTTTCTTCGTGGCCGCTTCCTTCTGTTCTTCTGTTCCGCTTCTCATGGCTTCGTTGTATTCCTCCTGAGCTTGTGCCAGTTCTTCCTGAGCCTTAGCCAGTTCGCTTAACTGTTCAGGTAAATCGGCCAGCAGTCCGCCTTTGTCGATGAGGGTTGACTGGATGTTGCTCAACGCCTCATCAATGACCTTTTTCTGATCAACGGCCATGTTCTTGTACTCATCAGAGTTCTTGAAATCTCTAAGCTGTTGCTTTACTTTGTTCAAAGACTCTTTGGAGACCTTATCCAAGTCACCGAATACAAGTTCCCAGTTGATACCTTGCTTCAGCTTCTCAAGATCAAGGGAGGAAAGAGCCTTCTCCATTTCTTTCTGGAGTATGTCCTTGTCTCCCTGAGTAGTGGCCTCTGAGATTTTACGGGTGTACTCATCGGTAATTGCCTGTCTTTTTTGCATGAACGTTCCGTAGTTTTTCAGGTAGCGTTCGTTGGCCTCGATTTCATCTTTTAACTGATCGTTTACTTGCTTATTCTTCGCATTGTCGTAAATACTGTTAAACATGGAAATGTCAACAGTAACAGAGGATGAATCAAAACTTTTCTTTTTATACTTTGGGTTTTGTTTTGCCTTTAATTCTTCTGTTGCTTCGAATATTTCCTTTTGCCTTTGAATTTCTTTCTGGATATACTCTTCTTTAGCCCGCTCAATGGCTTGTAATTCCTTCTTGTTGTCCAACTCACGTTGTGCAAGTATCTTCTCACCTCCATCGGCCATAGCATTAATACGTGCTTGCTCAACCTGATTTTCCAAATTAACAGCTTCTTTTGCACGTTCTAATGCCAACTTACGTTCCAAGTCTGACAGTTGCCCTCCGGCTGATGTTGTTGAGTTTTCTCTTGACACATCCTTATTCCTAACTCCGGTAAGTGTTTCTAGGGTCTTTTCTACACTCTGTAACTCTTTTTCCTTTGCCTTTATAGCAGATTCTACTGTCTTACCAGCTTCTGCCTGCAATTTTCCGCTACGAAGGTCGGTAATTTCTTGTTTGAGTGTTTTGATACGTTTGGTGGCTGATTCTATTTCTTCTAATATGTTTGACTTCGGTAAATCCTTCTTTCCGTTATCTACTGAAGATTTTAAGCCATCAACACCAAACCTTTCACGAGCTAGTTTATCAAGTCTCTCTGTAGATTTTATGGCGTTGAGAATATTTGCTATATATTGTTCTACCGCACGATTCTCAAGTATTCCTCCTTTACCAGCTACCTTATCTAGTGCGTTATTTGTTTCCTTGTCAAGTCCGGACAGATTGAACGTCCCGTTAATTGCCTTTACGCTCCCTTCAAGGATTGCGTTCCTTATCTTAGTATAGTATTTCGAGCCTTCTTCGTCACCTAGCTTATCTATAAGCCTTTCCTGTATCTTGGATAGGTTTTCCGACATAAGTGAATCAAGTTCTTCTGTCTGTGTCGACTTGAACTTTTCGTATTGTCTGGCTCCATATGACTTCGTGATGGCATCAGTAAGCCTGTTGTAGGCCTGCTCAGTAAGACCTACTTTCTCTATTTCTTCATCCAATCCGTCATAATATTTAGAGAATCCCTTAACAATCTTATCTTTGACTTCATTGTACTCATCGGTGCCCTTTGTCAATGCAGATAATTCACCCTTGAGCTTTGCCAGTTCTCGCTGCTCTGACAAAGAGGCCTTTTCAGATTCAGCTAACGCTAAATTCAGTTTCCCTTGCGACGTTGTTGCATCATCGGCATTCTTAGAAAACATGTATACCGCTGTTCCGATTCCTACCAATGCAGCCAATAGAGTGACATATACATTAGATTTTGAAGCGACATTGAAAGCTTGTTGTGCAGCGGTGGCCAGTCCCAATTCCTTTCTGTACATTCCTATCAGACGGATACTTTCAACGAATCCGACCGCCTTCTGAGCAACGGCGGCGGTAATCAACGCGGCCTTGTACGTTCCGTAAGCTGCAATCAGTCCGCCCATGACAGACAACACATCATCAAGACTTTCCACCAAGTCCTCTGCTGTACCGATGCCAAACTCGAACACTTCCTTATACTTGTTCCCGAACTCGTTCATCTTCTGGAACAGTGTGTCCTGGATATTAGACAATCTCTGTGGCCACGTGCCGGCAGAATTTTCCATAAGGTTGGCAAACTTCCCTCCTTCGGATGTCATGTTCTTGAAAGCCTGTTCGACTTCCTTAAACCCGACCTTACCTTCTTTTACGAGCTCTCCTACCTGGTCCTTAGTAACCCCCAAGACCTTGGCCAGTTCCTCGTAGATAGGAATACCACGGCCGGCGAACTGGCGAATGTCAACCGTCATTGCACGCCCCTGGGTGCGCAATGTTCCATACAGATAAATCAGTTGACCGATAGGAATCTGCAAGCCCGATGCAACATCGCCAAGCATAGAGAGTTCACCAACAACCTTGTCGGCGGAAGAGCCGTATGCCAGAAGTTGTTTCGCCCCAGTAGCCACATCATCGAGATTAAACGGTGTCTTTGCAGCAAACTGGACGATCTCCGCTATAAGCTGGTCCGCCTTTGACTTGTCCTGAAGGATGGTCGAAAGGGCAACCTGTAACTGCTGCATCTTTCCGGTTGCTTCAATCACATCGGAGCCGAACTTCTTTATCGCCATCAACCCACCGATTTCGGCAGCAGTACGCTTCAAGGAATCCGTAAGCGATTTTACAACCGCATCGGCATTGTTTGTTCCTTGGGCGAACTCCTTGTACTCCCTCGTGAGTTTCCTTACCTCCAGCCTGTTTCTAGCCTGCTGGTCCTGCAATTCCCCCAAGGAGTATCTCTGTTCGTTCAAGGCCGCTTTCGCCCTGTTCAGTTCAGCAAGCGTCTCACCGGATTTCGGTGAGTATTTCCCCATCTTGTTGTACTGTTCGGATAACCGTCTGACATCCTCCTGCGTATCACGGATAATCTTCCTCTGCTTGATGATTTCCTCAGTAAGTTCATCGGAGGCCTTTGACGCAGAATTAAGCTTTTTCTTCAAATCATTCTCCATCACAGCACCAGCCTTAGCTGCCTCAGTCACCAGTCCCATCATTTGCTGACGGGTGGATGCCAGTTGCGTTTCTAAAGCTTTTGCTGCAGCCGGGGATTTGTTTACGTCCATCTTTTTGAGCTGTGCTTCCAGTTTCTCACATTCCTGTCTCAGACGGATGACCTCCTGATAGTCTGAACTGACTTTAAAATATAGTGTAGCCATATCTATTTCTTGTTTCTTCGTCTGCGTGAAGCCATATCCTTACCCTTCACCTTTGTAACCTTCGTTCCGGTAATGGTGTGGAGTTTATCACGTTGCATTAATATTAAGTTTCTGTATGGTATCTCATAGACCACTTCCCGATAAGACAGATGCAGATTTTCCATGAACGATGCTATCTGACCAAGAAGAGTATCATTTCCTACAACCTCGGTTTCGCTGCCAGCAGACTTACGTTCTTCGCCAAGCTGACAGCTTTCAGAAAAACCTTTGAGTCAATCATGGACAATGCTTCCTCCAAAGCGTTCACGTTCTCTTCGTATGTTCCATTGGCTAACTCCTCACTCAAACTCTCATCACCTGTAATCAACCACGATAATGCCTTACTATAGGCTTTACTCTCTCCTAAAGAGAACAGAACTTCTTTCAGATTGTCCGCTTCTTGTACTCCAGACAAATGAGAGATTGCACCTGATAAATTGTTAACAGTAGGAGGATAAACAGTATATGCTTTCCCATTAACAAATACTGTTCTAAAGTCACTGCCAATAATAGATTCTGATATAATTTTTGCTCCTTGATTCATAACTAAAAGAAAAAGGGTGAAACCGAAGCCCCACCCATTAAACATCCTGAAAACTAACCGCCACTTTCTTGAGCGAGAGTTATTTTCTTCTCAACGGCCTTGAAAGCATCAGACAGGGAGGTAGGTATACTTCCTGACTGTGTGGTATAGCCTGCCTTTGATACTTCATAGGAAACGGATATCCCAGATTTCACCCTCTTGGTCTTGACCGTTTGCCCGTCCAGCTTTACTGTTGCATCTGAAGGCGTTGCTACGACCTTTACATCAGTTCATGCCTCTTTAACTTCTTCGGAATCGAACCAATACTCCGGCGCAACTGCCGAATTTTTCGGCTCTAACTCCACAGCACTGACGGGAAGACCGATAGCCTTATCGGTAGTTGCTTCTCGGGCACCGATGTCGGCACGAGGAATGACGCAATACTGATCATCATCGGTCATGGCAACAATCAGTTTTTCAATATTCACCTTACCACGCGCACGTTTCCATCCTTTGTCAGTATTGATAACATCACCACCCATGAGGTCTTTCTTAGTTGGGTAATCGTATTCTCCAATGGTGAAATTGACAGTTACATCACCCATTTCCTTTTCGCTTCGATAGGTCTGTCCCGTGAGCTGGTTTTTATAATTAGTCCGGCTTGCTTCCGCTTCTTCGAGCGTCCAGGTATCCTGGTGAATATTCTTGACTTCTTTCAAGGTCTCCCCCTGCAAAAGAGTATACAAAGCCTGTCCGGTCAAATCTTCTGCAATATCACTTGTTTCACCATACCAAAGTTTCTTGATATTTACAGCTGTTATTTTCTTTGCTTCTGCCATATCATTTCACATTTAAAACTTCAAACAAAATTCTTACATTCACATAATGACACTTCAAGGATGTGTCCTCCTCTATTCCGATTGACTCGATAGAATAATGATAGGTAATATCGTCATAACGTCCGGTTATGCCGTCAAACAGCTTTTGAGCCTGTTTCTCCAGTTCGCTCAACCGGATGGTATTGGCTTCACCTTCCTTCAGTTCAGGAACACAGAGGTTCACCTCAACAAAAGACTTCTTCCAGTACGTGCCCGGCTGTTGGCTTTTTGAGTGAATAACAATCCTTTCAGACTTCAATTCACCCGTAAGTTTCTTGCCATGAGGTATGATGGATATTCCGAAAGGCTGGCAATCACGGTAAAGTATGTTCGCTATGTCAGTGGTTACTATCATTGTACAATCTCCCAATCTTCTGCAAATACATCACTGATGGATGGCACCCACGAGTCTGCCCGGCCAGTATTCTCATTGTAGATAAGGCACTGGCTTGTGTAGTCGATAAAGCCCTTGCCCTTCAGAATAAGGTCTTTGGCTGATTGTGGAAGTGACTGCATCTTCGGGATGATGTTGCTATCAATATGCGCTGGCACTTGCTTGATAACAAACAGTCCTTTACCATTCCAGCCTTTTCTTCGGATTGCACCTCCTTGCTTTAAAACTTCAATGGCGTCACCGAAATCCATTGCGTATGATAAATCATCAGATTTATCGTATGTTTTCTCAAAAATGTCTGGCTTACAAGGGTAGAACTCGCCGTTTACACCTTTAATAATGTAATCGCCATAACTTGCAAGCATCTTACCTTCAAGAGTCTCAATGTACACACCTAGATAAGGCTCGTTGGTGTTACCATGCTCATCCATCCCGAAATCCGGATTATGCTCCAGTGCGGGAGTTTCACCCATAAATTCACATACTTCATCGAAGTTATCTAGTTTAAACTGAATAGCTTCAATTACTATTGGTTTCTTTCTATACTTCATTTGATTTCCTCCTTCAATCGTCTCTCAGCATATAGGGCTGCACCAGTCAAGACTTCATAACCTTTGGATTCAACAAAAGAAGCATACTCGGCTTCATTCCTTAACTCCAGTCCGTCATCTTGAACTGAATATTTGTTTGACTTACGGAGTGTTCCGGTCCGGTTCTGATAGTTGCCATTCTTTACAGCGTAATCGACAGCTTCTTTGCCTACCTTCTCTTCAACGGCTTTCACCTCGGCATAACCTTGTTCGAAAAAGCTATCCACGTCCGAAAAATCAAACTTCACATCCATATCTCTGAGTAACCAAAATAGTTTGTATTCTTCACCATGTAAACTTTGCCAGTTCCACGGATATTCTCACCGTCCATACATCTGACTTCATCACCAGCACTCAGTGAGATTTTCTTCTCACAGACTACGTGATAATTCGGTCGAAACACCTCACCGTTCTCCGAAGTAAACTCTTTGGTAGAGTTGTCGTCACACCGGCACTTACATACGTCCTGCCAGCTTTCTCCGCCGGTTCCGGGGATAGGTCGGCCAAACTCGTCTGTTTCCATCGGAATGGTGACTTTAACCTGTAATGTATGGGGCGCGAATATCATAAGAATCTGACTTTAGGTTTATCGCTTAACGTATCTTCAAGGCCGTACTTCTTGCACAAAAACGAGTAGTATTCCTTTACTCCCTTGATGTCCCAGGACATAGAGAAACCGTTCTCGCTGATGGAAGTGGCACGTAGCAATAGAGAGGGGATGAACTTCGCCATAGTCACCGAAACCAGTCCGATGTTTGACGGGCCCATCTCATCCTCTCCGCTTACTTCTGAAGACAGACTTATCTCCAAAAGGTCAGCCTCCGACAAGTTGATGCCGAAGGTCTGAAACTTTTGTGATATGTAGTCATTTACTATCATGCTGATAACATAGTATCAAGGTCAAAAATAGTAATCTTGTTCGGTGCGGTGTATTCCGGAATCCACTCTGCTCCGTATTCCATGAATCGGCCTTCATCAGTTCTGATGTTCGAGATGTACATACCTCCCTCTGATGTCGTGTAGGTCTTTCCAGGTACAGGGTCTGTAACCTCATAAGGAGTATGCCAGCGCATCTTTCCCTGCTTCGGAGTGGTGAACAACGAAATACGGTTGTCCTTGAACACCTGGTGATAAGTACCATCAGACAATTCCACCATATCCTCGTTAATAACGATAGGAGGCAAGCCGATACCTTGGAAGATGGTAGAAGCCATTTCGCTGGTCATAAGGCCGGAAGCAAGCTGTACCTCTCTTTGATTGAGCGTCTGCTTGTAGAAGTCACCGAAATCCTTTGAACCTACAATAGCGTTGATGAATGTCTTTCGCGACATTTCCATCGATACAAACATACCATACTTCGTGCGGAGTTCAACTACTTTGTCCATAAGATACTTGATAAAGTGGTCTTTGTCTCCAGTTTGAGGAGTGATACGATTAACCGGCAATTCCATATCAAGCATTGCTATACCCTGCGGATTGTCGTCAACCTTAACTTCAGCCTTTCCGTCAGAACGCAAAGCACCATCTACAATGTCCATACGTTTATGGGGAGCAAGTAGCACTTGACGATAGTCATCAACAATATAGTTGATAATGTCGTTGATAGCGGCCTGTTGGTCTGCCGGGCGTGCGCTGTTAAACTTGTTGATAAGTTCCTGCAACATATCCAGCCGTTCGTTATCCATCTGGTAACGGTCACCCATGTAGGCCACCTCACCATATCCGCTTCCGAGAGACTTGCGCTCACGCAGCGGCTTACCGGAGTTACGGTCGATAACCGAACCGGCTGTGACACCAGTCACCGTACCCAGATAAGTCTTGAACACTTGGCTTCTCGTTTCCTCGAAGTCCAAATGTTTTTTCCAGTAAATCGTATCAAGTCGGAGAGCAATCACACGGTCGATCACCGCCTTAACGATATTCGGGTCATTCAATAATGTCTGAACAGTCAAATACATATTACCCTCCTTTCTTTAATAAGTGAACATAAATCTGTCACCCAAACTTTCCTTGTCCTTGTCTGATACAGGAACAAGCAATTTGGATGTTCTAATCTCGTAAGCACGTCCGATAGCTGTTACAGTTGCACCTGCTTCTACTTTCGTCCATGCGTAGTTCAAGGCATTGGCGGTTGCCTTCGGAGTCTTCCCTTCGACAGCCGACGCCTCAAACAAAACCGAACCTACTTCTGCTGCAAGCGTAGGACTTGCGGCTAAGGTCACAGTATCATAATCCGCACTTGATGTCTTGTCAATAGCCTCAATGGTACCGCCATTAGAGCCGTTTCCCAAGTGCATACCTACATAAGCGAACGAGCCTTTCTTAATTTTCAGCGTCGTAGTTCCGGCTGTAATCTTTTCGGCTACTTCTACGTTTACAACGACCTTTGCCGTGCGAGCCTTGAAGTCAATGACCAAAGGAGCCATCGGCGGAATTCTGCTAACGCCGTTTAAATTACTTGTGTCTAAATTAAAACCGCCTGAAAGACGATACACTGTTTCAAAGCGGCAAAGCTCAGGCATTGTCTTTTCAATAGGTTTCAAATCATACTTAAATCCTGCTGGCATAATCTTTTACATTTTGTTGTTAATTCTGTTTGTTAATCTCTTCCGTCCCCTTATTAATCAGAGCCGCGATTTCCGACGACTCCTTGTCCCGCTTCTGTTCGGCGGTTTCAGGAACTTTGGAGAACTGGAAACCGCTGTTAGACATATCCTGTTTCATGTCCTTGAAATAAGTGTCCAAGTCCGTGTTTTCAGGAATGTTGCGGTCTTTCAGCATAAATTCGGGAATACCGTACTTCTTAGCCACTGCCGAAATCTGAGAATTGCGCTGCGCCTGCGCTTCTTGTTCCTCCATTTTGGCCAGTTTGTCGGCAAACGGCTTGATACCGGCGGCGATACCATCGGCAATCATCTTTGCGATGTCTGTCTCCTGCGGCTTTGGAGGGTCGTTTGGTTTCGGTGGTTCCGGTTTCGGATTCTCGATTGGTTTTCCGTCTTTCAGTCCATGCTTCTTCTCGTAGTTGGAAACAGCGGAAGTCTGAGCCTGTCCTGCACGGAAATCACCATAGTTTTGCATCACGTCCTGAAATGAGATACCCTCAACGATGGAGTTTACCTTCGTCTCGTCCGTTACACCCTCTGCCTTCTTTGTGGCGATACGGGTGAGTGTGGCAGTGTCCACCCCAGCGAATTTCTGTTGCAGTCCTGCCAAGATTTGTTCAAAGATTGTCATACCGTATGATTTTGATTAATAATTTTATACGGTAAATTTACTTATAGAGAAAGGGAAGGGGAAATTTTAAGGCTAACGATACGAAACAATTGGGGAAATGTTCGTTTTTAGGCAAAAAGAAAGCGTGACTACCGGAGTAATCACGCTGAAAATTATTTTCTTTGAGCTTTTAAGTTCACCATTACATTTTTACCATATTCTGTTAAAATCCAATATGTATATACTCCATCAACCTTTATAGTATCTGTTGCTATCAATTTTAATGCCATAAGTTGAATCAGTATTGTTTGAAAATCATCGCTTATAATACTACAATGTTCTCCCAATAGTTTTTTAGCCATTTCTGAATGCATCGTATGTTCATTGGTTGGATTTATTAACAATATTGATATTGACAAAAATATTTCATTCCAACTAACTTCTTTTTCATGTATTTTAGGCTCTTCCACAAAAGAATGATACTCATAATCATGCGTATAATGAATAGTAAATTTATCTTCTCCTTGTTTATATCTTTCTGTTCCTTCTGGTATCTGAGAACTTAATACTCTGATTTTAGACCTCAATAAATCATTCTCCTTACGGAGAGTAATAAGTTCCCTGTTCGCTTCTGCTGAAGAAATTTCATCTGCTTTTACCCATCCTGTTCGAGGATAATTCTCAAACATAAAATCAAGAGTGGAATTGACTTTAAATGCTAATTCATAAGCTTCTCCCCAAGATTTGCATAAATTGTGTTGCACTAAATTTTTGAATTCATAATATTTATGCTTACTTCATCTGTCTGTTCAACCTTATCATACGGTAAATCACCAATGGCTTTATGATAGAATGCAGCAACAGGAATATTATTGCTTAAAGCATATTCATACTCTAACTGTGTGTAACTTTTTCCAGTTTTTGGATCTATAGATCCATAACGACCTCCAAGAATTAGAATATAATAATCGCATCTATCTATAAGTTTCTTTATAACAGCAAACTGTTCTTCACTTGCAGCTGGAAAGTATTCCATACCAACGGGAAAGCAATTCTTACTAATTAATGCTTCTATAACTTTTTGTCTTTCTTCTATTAAATCTTGGTAAGTTGAGCTGACGAAAACTTGATACTTCTTATCCATAATTACAACAAATTTATAGCTGCCAGTTCCTCTGTCAGCGCGTTAATACCTTTCTGAATCTTCTCCAATTGTTGCTTACGTGGTTTGTGTACTCCAGCCGCATAATGCCACAACTGGCGCTCATTGATTCCGGTGATCCTGCTCAAAGCGGCCTTTGTGAAAATACTGCTGTAATAGTTGATAAAAGTGGCCGCGTCTATTTTGAACTTCAAGGTGAACTCTCCTTTGAGAACCTCACAAGGGTTCGGGTTGTCCTCCAGATACAAGTCTATGGCTTCCTTCATGTTCTCCTCAATTTCTCTTATGTTATTACCGACAGTAATAACCGGAGCACCTTCAATGTAAGCACTGAGATTATTCCCAGCATGTTCGACAATCACTTCTACAGTTCTCATATTGACCTCCATTTTATAATTTAAGAAAAGAGGCCGGGGCTATTTTAGCCCCGCTTGCCTCATAATGCTGTAATAAGTGCCTTTCTCAACGCCTTTCTTTCCATGATTCGGAACGACTACCGTTATTCCATCTTTCTCAAACTTCATGTGGCTGCCCTTCTGGCTCTTTAGAATGAAGCCGTTGTCAAGCAACATAGTTACAACCTCTTTAACTGATTTGTAACTCATAGCGTTTCTGACTTTATTACTCTGCAAATATAGTAAAATAACGAATAATTAAAAAGAAAATCTATTCATATTTTTACTATAACAGAAAATAGCGATACCCCCAAAAGGTACCGCTATTCAATTAGTCAGTATTTTAGATTTCTATCCGTATAATTTGTATAAACCTCGTAATTTTTCTGACTTAATTGTTCTATTCTTCAAATTGTTTACTAGAACTTTTGAGAAAAGAAAGCTGTCTCTGCTTCTCAATATCGTTCTTCTGGTTCTCTGCCTGTTCTTCCTTGATGGCTTCGATCTCGTCCAAAACAGAATCCACGTTCCCAACAAAAGTGATGGCCCGCTGCTGCGACCAAATCTCCCCGTCCTTGGCCTTGATTGCCGTGTCTATCTTGTTTTTGATGTCCTCCAGTTTATATGGCTGCATCTGCACATCCACGTCAATAGTCTCGGAGGCTTCTTCAAGGGTGGAATTCACGGACCCCAACGCAGAAACAAGGAAATTTACACGTCGTTGCATGAACTCGCCGACGGTTTCGTTCAGGTTCTCTACATTCAGGTGGGTGGACATGAACACATAGTCAAAAGTAACACCGGAGACAGCGTTGCCAGTACCCTTCAATGAGTCGAAAGAGATACGCGGTGTATTGGTCAGTCCGTATATCTGGCTCAGCAAGGTTTCCACCTCGAACTTTACGGTATCGGGCACCTGAGACCAAGTAAGGTACTGGGCATTTGCTCCCTGGCCGGTCAACTCTACTACCCTATTTTTGAACTCACCGGAAAAATTCTCCACATTTCCAAACAACATAAGGATCGGGAAAAAGTGATAGTCGATGCAGTCCGCATAATTCGAAAGGAGTTTCTCCAGCCTCACACGAAGGCTCTTGATCTTCTCGCAGTATGCCTCCGGTCTCCACATGTAGATTACTGGCATCTTCTTGAACCCATGAGCAAATGAACCTTTGTCGGTCCAGTTGCTCGTCAGCTCCCACTGATAAACCATATCCCTAGTAATGGTCATAAAGCAGGTTACTTCCATATCATCTAGATCTTTCTTTTTGTATTCTCTGGATAAAGCAACCAAATCACCCTGATCATTGAAGAACGGATAGAGTTTATCCCCCCGGAACGGAGACCAGATAGCACTCTTCAGACGGTATTCAGGTTTTGACTTGCCAAAGATTCCTGAAATCTTTCGTTTGAGTTTTGCCCAAAAACCATCATCTTTTACAACATACCAGTATTCGGCCACTTCCTGCTCGGCCAGCCATGCCCGGACGACTTTCTTATTCTGGTATTTCAGCTTGTTCTTCTTAAACACCTGCTTCAAGGCAGAAAGAAGATTTTCTTCTGACTGGTCCGGCTGACAATCAAGAACCGGTTCGGTTCCGACTGTGAAGGCTGTCTGAATGTTCACGATGTCCTGCTCGATAGGAAGGGCAATACGATTCGGATCAACTTCTTTCCTTACCGCCGGTTCCACATATTCTTTCCCTGTTGTCGGGTCTGTAATCCGTTTCTCAGGCTGGGTAGTGATTTTGATTTTCGGATACTTTTCTTCATCAATCACAATTTCATGTTTGTTTGGATTCCAATCGTTATAAAGAGCATGAGCATTAGGAAGCTCAGTCTTGCGCCCTTTCTTCAGATAATAGATTTTTCTCTCTACATCCGGCAAAGCTAAAATTTCTTCTAAGGTCCTCATATATTAATTTTTAATGTCCAAATACTCCTGATATGTCTTTCGGTTTCATAATCCTACCGAGAAGTTCTCCCAGCACATAGTAACGAGCAGCATCAATGCCGTGGTTATCGTGGTCTTCCGGCTCGTTGATATAGTTTCCGTCCTTATCCTTTGCCCATACATAATTTCTGAACTCCCGTTGAAGGTTATAAGAACGCTTGGTGATGAAGATTTCCATACCTTGCATCTTGTCTATACCGGCATTGACTGAACCACTACCCTTTTCCACTGGATAAATCTTAATTCCACCATTACTGATTTCCTGAATGAGTCGTGGGTCTGCACTATCGGCAATCACTCTAAGATTCCAAGGTCGCAAAGTCTTTATGATATCTCCCGAAAGCAATCCGGTACGATAATCCACTTCATCCAGATACAACGCATTATCTATTATTCCGCATCGGATAGCTGCTGTAGGGTCATTAGTATAACCAAAATCCAGCCCGATTCCGACCTTCTTACACCACATGGGGAACTCATCCACTATACCCCATTTCTTGAATACGGCACCTTCAGCTACATCTGCCCAACGGCCGATAACCACATGGGCGTATTTTTCAGGATTCTTCTCCTTCATTTCCTTGATTTCTCTCAGGAATTCAGGAGAAAGGTTCTCGATATTGTCAAAGTAGGTAGTATGGATATGAAGTACATTGGGATGAGTTGATATCTGTACCTGCACGCCATCAATCTCCACCAGTCGATGAGTGTTCTCGATGTATTTCTTGTAGATGAAATGGTTCGAATCGCATGGATTCATAATTATGATTATCCGGTTCTGAATTCCCTTCTTACGGATAGAAAGCATGATCTTATCAAACTCTTCCTCGCTGGTCCATTCCTCCGCCTCATCACAAACAAAGGTGGTGATACCCTGAATTGATTTCAGCTTGGCCGTCTGGTTTCCGGAAGAAGTCTTGATACCACGGAACATGATACGACTGCCGGTCATCCGGTTTACAATATCGGTTTTGGTTGTCTTGAAATACTTCGTTGTTCCGTCCAAATCTATCTTTTCCATCATTTCCGGAATGATAGACATCCCGGCAGATACCATCGTGTAACGGGTATAAAGAATCTGGTGGACAATCTTCTCTACGGGTGTCATTTCAAATGTAAGCCGCTCGATGAAAGTGGAAGCATTGAAAGACTTCCCCGATCCACGGCCACCGGTGATGAGAATGATAAACTTTTCCTTATCGGTGTATAACGGATGATATATCGCCTGGGGTACAATCATTTCAGCTTGTCTTTAATCCATGAGTCAATAGAAATTCCGTGGTCAATATCCTTTGGAATATCTGCATCTTCGTCCTGCCGGCGCTCAACCTTCCTCCATTCTTCATCATGGTGATACAGCCAGACAGACATTGCCTGAAGGTTCGGAGCCAGCTCGCTTTCGCTCACCTGAAGTTCTTCTTCTCCGGTCAGATTGCCGTCTTGGTCTTTCAGCTTCCTTACTACAGTGCTTTTTGTCTTGATACCGCCCAAAGCCACCGCAAGGAACTTCGCACGCACAGCGGCGGTGATTGTCGCACGCCCGCGCGCTAATACTTCACATAATTCAGAGTGCTCATTCTTCTTTTCACAGAACGTCTGAGGAGCCAGGCCTAACGCAAAAGCAATTTCTCTGTCAGTGAATCCCTTTTTGGCATACGTTTCCACCTGAGAGAGGAATTCCTCACTCTTGTAATCGAATTTTGGCTTTCTTCCAGTATGTTTACTTTTTTGAGATTCACTTTTCATAATCCATCATCCGTTATTGTTACCCATATAAATGCGGCGAGAAACAGGCTTATCACCATAAATATCAATTCCTCTCTTTGAGAAATAGCTGTCTATCCTTGCCGCATATCTTTCCATTATAGACTTCGTTCTGTCTCTTATACTTCTTTGTCTGTCTGTACCAAGCCCGTATTGCCTTCCGGCGTTGTACATTATTCGTCTTGACTGTTGATACAACTGACTATATGTTTTTCTTCTAACTCGGCTTTCCTCCTAAAATTTCATGTTGTTATCAATTCTTTCTATCTGTTCATCAAATACCTCACCCTTGATAAACTTGGAATATGGATCATATCCAAATCTTTCACAAAAAGCAGCTTTGGCTTCAAAAGTATCAAAGGAAAGCATCAGATAAGCATCCATATCCTGAGCCTGTTTCTGGGCTGCATTCTTCACCTGCTGCTTTACTTCTTTCATGTGGGCTACCTTTTCAGCTCTTTCCATCTGTTTTGCGGCCTTTTCGGCTTCCTTCTGTTCTGTGACTGGTGCCATCATATCTTCCAAAGCATTTGCGATGGAGTTTTCTTCCTCTGTCTGGAGAAGGAAATCACAGCCAATCATGTTAAGGTCGGCAGCTGTCAGGCCGGCATCCTGGTAATCAATATCTGGAACTAACCGCGCCAATGCGTCATAGTCCCATGCACCCTGCGCGTTTGGATTGTTCATCAGGATGTTTAATTCCTTTTCCTGCTTTTCGTCCACGTCAATGACATCTACACGGATTCTGTAATCGTTCTCAGGGAATTTCTGCAGCTCATCCATGACTGTTAGACGCTGATGGCCGGACACGACAGTAAGGCCAGTTCGCTTGTTGACTACGATTCCACCAACCAGACCGAACTTCTTAATACCCCGCTTCAATGTCTTACGGGATTCCTCAGACAGTTTCCTGGGGTTATAATCAGCGAAGTGAATGGCGGAACGATTAAGTTCCACCGATTCACTCTTTATGTATTTGCTTAGTTCCATACCTATTGTTTTTGTTTATGCTCCCAAAGGATTCTCTCAGCCATCGGGAACACCTTGTAAATTCTCTGTAAATCCTGCGGGTAGTTCTTCTCCAGCCATAACATACAATCCAAATTGAAGCCTACACCCGAACTAGCCTTGAGTGAATACCTCACAGGCTCCGGTAGGCTGTTCTGCTTCATGTAGGACAGGATGTCTTTCTGAGTCCAGTCGGCCAAAGGATAACACATACCGTTGTTCTCATACCCATTTGCTTCGTAACCTTTCAGCATGAGGCGGCGGTTCATGCCGTCAGCCTTCTTCATTCCCAAGAATGTGTAGTAAAGCCCGTATCTGAGCTGCATTGCCTTCACCACATCGGCCAACTTCAGCAACTTCACTTTGGGATTTGGCACACAATACAGGCCACCGCGAAGAATGTAGGTAAGGTTCCAGTGGGGTACCTGAACAAATTCTATCTTCGGATATTTGGCTTTTACCCAGCCGATCCATCTTTCAATATGCTCTAAACCTTTGACAAAGTACATGAACACACAGACGACTCTATCAAACTTTAGGTAGATCATGTCCAGTAAGACCAAAGAATCCTTACCCAAGGACAGAAACAGCAAAACCCCGTCAGTCTTCTGTCTGACGAGGTCAATATGGCTGTATGTCCTTTCTTGCAGTGTCATTATCCGCCACTCATTCCAAGTCCTGTGCGGACGTTATAATACTGCTGTCTTCGGGTGATGAATCTGCCACCCTGAGAGAGACCACCATTCTCTGTGGTCAAACCTCTACGGCCACCACGGTAGCCACCAGTTGAAAATGTACTTCTGTTTGTTCTGACTCAACAACAATTTTAAAGGGTTAAACATGCTTTTCTATAATTCTGCCAAGGTCATAAACGACCTGTGCTGCTAAATATATCTCACCTTGATAGGTGTATTCAATCAGATTATGATTTTCATCTTCAAACAACTCTATCTTTGCATCCTTGACTTCTACCAGTGCGCTGGCTCTGTCTTTGTTGTAGCCTACAAAGAACCGGATAGCATCGTAATGCTTAGGCTGTAAAACACCGTCTTTCTCGACACAATATCCGTCAGCATCAAGCTGGCAGTATTTCTTCTGTGTTGTAGGCCTGATTTCTCTGAATTCTTGTGTTTTCTTGCCTGACAAGATTTCGTCAAAGAACTTCTGTTTGATGATAAGCGTAAGTATTTCCATAATCGTGTCAAATTAAAAAATATTGTTGCGGAAACAGGACTCGAACCTGTGACCCCCACCAAGTCAAAGTGGTAAGCTACCAACTGCTCCATTTCGCGATAGTACCTTTATCACAAAGATACCTAATTATGAAGACAATTTTAAACAACAATTCAACACATACGAAACAATATGCTAATTGTTTGCTAATAAATCCGGGTTGTACTCATTGATGATGCTTTCAACTATCATTTTTGCCTGTTCTATGCCATCTTTATAGCCTCTGGCATAGTCTGTTCTTGTAGACAAGTAGCTGGTATCATTACCCAGCCACTCGATTATTTCTTGCAGGATTTCTTTCTCGTTCATACCCCATAACTATATTTTATCACTCCATCTTCAATCCATACAGACGATGCGTTATGTCTTTTCATAACATTATCTCTATAGACTTCATTCTCTGTAGATGCCTTTGAAAGCTCTCTTTTAACCTTCTTCAGTTCTGCTTCTAATCGCATGATTTTCTCTGTATCAGATTCGGTATTACATCCTCTAAATTGTGATACATCCATTTCTCTACATACTTCTAAATGGCATACAAAATCCTCTGTTATGGATTTAGCAACATCTTCATTCACTAAAATTCCATACTCTTCTAAAATCTCTCGCATTACGTCAATATCTACATTTCTCATAGCTATCTTAAATTATTCGTTTACAACCTCTGGTATCTTATAATAGTCACTCTTTGACGCTCTGCCTTCGGTCAACCAGCCTATACCTACCCAGCATTTTATTTCACCGTCATGAATCACTCTATAACCTGCATCCACTACCACTTTGGGCGGATTTACGCTCATTTTTATGCTTCTTACATCTGATGCTTTAACCGTTAACTTTTCTCTTTTCATAACCATCTCAAATAGTGGTAGCCCGAAGGCTACCGGATTTATAACCAAAGTTTCTTTGCCAAATCAAAATTCTTTTGAGCTTCGTTTACTGCTTTCTTTGCATACGTCAAAGAGTATGAGTGCTCACGTGGATATTTGCCGGATTTCAGGCACAGTTGCAAATATCCGTGGCTTATTTTTGTAGTATAGGTCTATATTTTCTTGTTTAATGCTTAAATGTTTAT